ACCAGCACGGATTAGCTGGACAACACGGCCCGCGGTGCGGTTAATGAGCTCGCCCACTTCTTTCGTGGTGAGCAGATTATTCATTTCATTCTCCCGTAGTCAAGTGTTATATAAGGATTAGCCATTCCATCAAAACTCTTGTTGTGGACCGCCCGCCCGAACGCCACTAAATAAGGGACATTCGACACATGCGGATAATTATCTAAATCTTCCCTGCGGTATATCCCTAAAGGTTCCCCGGTCATTTGTCTGAATCGGCGGACCTTTGAACTAATCGCATAGAAAACATATACATCGAAATAGGGTCCTGTTATACGAGCCCGTTCGGTCCATTCTAAATGTAAATCGGCCTCTTCAATGGATTCCCGATTCATTGCTTGCTCGGGTGTTTCCTCGACCTCGATTCTTCCCCCAATACCGTTTAATAGACCGGCCTGCCACCGGGGGTGAGTTTTCTCTATTAAGAGAACTCGGTCGTCCGGAGTAAAAGCAAAGCCAACTACGAATTCTTCAGTCATGGGTCTCATGGGGCCTCCGTTATTAATAAGGTGACCCCGTTATATCCCATAAAAATCACTTTGTAAATAATTATTTTTTCATTAAATTAAAAAGAAGATTCGAAAGAAAAAGAGATAAGATCTGTTTTTCTTTCGAATAATATCTTTTTTCGATTTATTAAAAAAAGAAGTTTACAAAGTGATTTTAATAGGTTATAAGGCTAATGTCATGGTTAAGATCAGTCCACCTCCCCTCCATCAGCAGAACGGCTTCCGGGGCAAATCCTCGGAGGCCGTTTCTGTTTTCTACTACACGGTGGCGGCCAGTGGCGGCTCTGGTCCGTTTGGCGTGCCTAGCCAACCCTCCGATATTATTCCGAATATTCCTCTCAGTGGCACTCCGAAATTCGCGAGTGTGCCTAGCCAACCCTCCGATATTATTCGATAAATCACCCCCTGGTGGCGGCCCGAGGCCGATTTGAAAAACAAAAAATAAAAAAAAATTTTCAAATCCAAAACTGCCGCCACTGCCGCCACTATGCGCGCGTTTATATAATGATTTTAATGGTTTAGGGTGGTACACTCGGGCTTTCTGGAACGCCACTATGTGGGCATTATATATAATAATATTAATGGGTTAACAGTGGCGGCAAAAAGCTCTTAGAAGGTCACTGTTACGGGTATATGCTCGAGTTTCAAAGAAAGATCGATATTGTTAATAATATCCGTGGGTTAACTAGGGACGTTCAGAGAATGGGCGAGTGACCACTGTTAAGTTATTGATATGATTGGATAAACGGTGAATTTTATTGTGGTCTATCCCATTGGGATTTGAAATTGGATGCTTCTTGGTTTCTAGGTTTTAGATCTTTCGCGCGCTAAGGGAATTAAAGGGTTGAACCCAATCTTTTTCAAAGGCCTGTTGAAAAAAGAGATTTACAACCATGTTTTTTTGTTTTATACTGATCAGACAATAAAGAGAGTTGTATCCTTCCCAGGAGATTTTAATGTTAGAAGTTGATTATTATAGCGCTGAATCAGAACTTGATTATAAGAAACTTCCTTTTCATGCAGATGAGGATTTTCTTGCTTTAACCACCAATCAAAAGCGCTTTATTTTTGCATACTTAATTAAAGATATCATGGGTTGGACCATGATTGACTGCGGAAGGTTCGCCTCAAGCCGATGGGACTGGGACGAAATCAACGCGAAGAGTACTGCATGGCGTCATAAGTATCACCCTTCTTTGGTTCCTTTCATAAAGCAGGTCGATCAGATCCGTTTGGAGCAGCTCGGCCTATCAGTAGAACGCCTCGTTTTAGAAGAGACCTGTATCGCTTATTCCGATTTAACTAATTACATCGACGATAACGGTTGTATTAAGGACGGTAAAGGTCTAAAATCTCTCCCTCCTGAAGTCAGACGGTGCATTTCTAGCATAGAAATCATTGATACACCAATCGGGCCGAAGACCAAGATCTCTCTTTGGGACAAGGGGTCGGCCCTGAAACGCCTTCAAAACATAAAGGGCCTGGGTAACACGAAGCGTCTTGAGGTATCAGGACCAGATGGCGGCCCTATCGAAACGAAAAACTCCCTCGATTTATCTACTTTAACCAATAAAGAACTCGAAATCTTAATTAAATTGACGGAAAAGTCGAATGCTGGTGGCCCTAGAGAATAGCCCTATAATCAGGACCGCGATACAACAGCCCGCTTCACTGCGGGCTGAAATGTGTCGGAGGAACTTCTTTTTCTTTGTGAAGGAGTTCTGGAACGTGATTGTTGAAGCGGACCCCGTTTATAATTGGCACATAGAGCTACTTTGCAATGAATTGCAAAAGATTGCTTGGGGAGTTATCGCCGGCCGTGAGAAAGAATATGACCTTATTATAAACATCCCACCCGGCACGACTAAATCAACCATTTGCGCTCAGATGTTTCCTGCCTGGGTCTGGATCGCTCGTCTGCCTAAGCTGAAATATGCCAAGGAATACGAGGCCCATAAGAAGAAATACGGGAAGAAGCCTTATTTAGGATCCTTTTGCAGATTTATTACAGGCAGTTATGCGGGTTCGTTAGCCCTAGAGCATGCAGAGCTGTCTAGAGATCTCATTCGATCGGATAAGTATAAGACGTACTTTCCCGAAATGCAAATCAGGCAGGACAAGGACGCTAAATCCAATTACAAGAACACCAACGGGGGAACCCGTTTCTCTACGTCAGTCGGGGCCACAGTCACGGGGGTCCACGGGCATTTCATCATCATCGATGACCCCTTAAACCCCGAGCAGGCGATCTCAGATGCGGAGCGGTTGACCGCAAATAACTGGGTGGGCCGAACCCTTTCAACTCGGAAGGTCGATAAGAAGGTCACTGTAACAATTATGATTATGCAGCGCCTTCATAAGATCGACCCTACCGGGTTTCTTACTGAGAAGAAGGGTAAGAAATACAGACACTTAGTTCTGCCTGGCGATCTATCCTTTGAAGTCAAACCGGCTCATTTAAAGAAGTTCTACAAAGGTGGCCTTCTTGACCCAATCCGTATGTCCAGGACCGTACTTGATGAGATGCGTGCGGATCTTGGATCATACGGCTATTCAGGGCAAGTCGGCCAGGACCCAAGGCCCCTGGAAGGGGGTCTATTTCAAAGGGAATGGTTTGAGATTGTGCGGGCCGCGCCCGCGGGCGGAACGCCATGGGTTCGTGGCTGGGACTTAGCGGCCACCGGAGAGAAAGAGGCGAAAGCTCAGTCCTCTAGCCCGGCCTTTACAGCGGGTGTTCGCATGAAATATGTTAACGGAGTCTTCTATATTGGGCACGTATCCCGTTTCAGGGGTAATCCCCAGGCCGTCCGCAATGGAATGAAGAATACGGCCTCTCAGGATGGTGTGGATACCATTATAGACTTTCCCCAGGATCCTGGTCAAGCCGGAAAGGCTCAGGCGCAAGATCTAGCTGCTCATTTGGTCGGTTATGATGTGAGATATTCGGTCGAGTCAGGAGATAAGGTTCTCCGGGCAAACCCCTTTTCAGCTCAATGCGAAGCGGGGAACGTCAAACTTGTAGAGGGGGACTGGAACGAGGCCTTTCTAGATGAAGGTTCTTTCTTTCCGAACGGTTTTAAAGATCAAATCGACTCCGCTGTCAGGGCCTTTACTCGTCTTGTGAAGATGGTCAAGTCAGGTGGCAATGAGGTAGGCGGCCCAGCGGGTTGCGAAAACACCCGTAATTTAAACCCGGATAAGGCAGCTTAATATGGAAAAGATACCAGTTGAAAGTCCAAAAGAGGAAAGTCCCGAGGAAGAACGGACCGTTAATCCTACCTTTGAGATGGTGGATGACGAGGGACAGCCGTTAAGCCTCACCAATGAATGGGGCGTTAACGGGGCGAAAGTCTATTCAGGGTATGTTCACGAGGAGTTTCTCAAGGTCCTTCAGGGGCAACAGGGTCAACGCATTTATCGAGAGATGCGGGATAATGACTCGACTGTCGGGGCAATCCTTTTTGCGGTTGAAATGCTTCTCAGAGCGGTTCCTTGGTCCGTTGAATATGATAGCGAGGAAGATGAAGATATCTCTAGGGGCCACACGCCCTATAAAACGGAGGGCGCGCCCGCGATTAAGATAACGGATGCGGCCTCCGCTGTAGCTTTCGTTGAATCTATCCTGGATGACATGGATCATACCTGGGAAGATTTCATTGCTAATGTAGTCACAATGCTGACATTCGGCTGGCAACTGACAGAGATCGTCTACAAAAGGCGCCTCGGGCCGGCCGAAACAGATAAGCGGTTCAAATCCAAGTATTCAGACGGGCTTATCGGTGTTCGCAAATTAGGGAATCGCGCCCAGGAAACTCTAGACCGTTGGGAGATAACTAAGAACGGTGAAGTCCTCGGGATGTATCAGACGCCTCCTAATGCGGGGCCGTTGCGGTATATCCCTATGGAAAAGGCGTTGTTGTTTCGGACCACGCCGAACAAAGACAATCCTGAGGGCCGCTCTGTTCTGAGAAACGCCTATCGGCCCTGGTACTTTCTGAAAAACATTCAGGAAATCGAGGCTATCGCAATCGAACGGGAGCTCAACGGGCTGCCCGTGGTCTATATCCCGAACTCCCTGATGGATTCGAAGGACGCAAATAAGCAAGCAACGGTTGCTAAATATGTAAAGCTCGTCAGAGACATCAAATACAATTCCCAAGGCGGGGTAGTTCTTCCCTCAGACCCCTTTTATGATGCGGAGGGGAAACCAACCAGCCTCAGGCAGGTCGAATTAACCCTCTTAAATGCCGGTGGTTCTCGGGCGATTGATACTGATAAAACGGTCAAACGCTATGAGGGTAATATAGCAAGAACCATTCTCGCAGATTTCATTATGCTGGGCCAGGGCGATAAGGGGTCCTTCGCTCTTTCGAAAAGCAAAACTGACCTCTTTTTAGGGGCCTTAGAGGGCTGGAATAATGCAATAGCGGCCATTCTGAACAGAAAGCTTATTCCCGATCTCTGGGAAATCAACGGCCTTGATCCCAATCTCATGCCGTATCTTAAACCGGGCCGTGTGGCGCCGGAAGATATTGAAGAGCTCGGGACGTTCGTTGAGAAACTGTCCAGGGCCGGGTTTGTTTTGGCCCCGGACGAAGAGACGGAAAACCGTCTCCGCTCCGCTGGTGGTCTCCCCGATAAGATTCCTGATGAACTATCCGATGACATGGACACGGATATTGTGATTGAGGAAGAGGAAGAGGAAGATCTTGAGCCGCCTGAGTGATATTGCAAATAGATATGAACCACGTATTCGCAATGGATTGATACGTGCTTTTAATCAGATAAGGAGTAAAACATCCTTGAGGGAGCTCGAAGTTGCAATACGGGCGTCCGGTGTTGAAGGCGTCATGAATTACATGAAAGATACCCCAGGCATAATTAGCCAGCAGATAAGGGATGATCTCGATGATGCGATTCGTGACTCGGGCCGGGCTTCTATATCTCTAGTCCCTAAGGGGGCTGTCGTTGATGCGACCCATCGCTTTTCAACGACAAATCCCTTTGCAGCGCGGGCCATTCGCAATTATGAGTTGAATCTTATTCAGGGAATCTCGTCTGATACCGTGTCGGCCGTTCGAAATGCCGTCGAAGCGGATATTCTTTCGGGTGCCAATCCCCGATCGACGGCGAGGGTGTACCGTAACACGATCGGTTTGACCCCCTCTCAAGAGCGGGCCGTTAGGAATTATAACAACTCCCTGAAGAATCTTGATACTGACGCTCTCGATCGCAAACTGAGAGATGGTCGTTTCGATAGCAAGGTTAGACGCGCAATTCAGGACGGGAAACCATTAGCTGCTAAAGATGTTGAGCGTATGACCCAGCGTTATCGAGAAAGATATATCAAATATAGATCGGAAGTGATCGCTAGAACTGAATCCCTGCGGGCCGTGTCAATTGGGAATCAAATGGCGATGGATCAGATGGTCCAGACGGGGGCCATTGATAAGACGAAGGTCCGGAAACACTGGGTATATACACGGGACGCCCGCACGCGCAATGAGCATGTAAAGATTCCGATGCTGAATCCTAACGGGGTAGAGATCGATGGGTTCTTTACGACACCTCTAGGGCCGTTGAAGTTTCCGAGAGACCCCATGGGAGCAGCAGGGAACACAATTCAGTGCCGTTGCGCCGTAGTTTATCGGCCGGTGAAAGACGGCGGTTCAGTTTCTCCGGATCCTGTTGTCCCTCCGCCGGCCCCGCGGGTTAAGCCGAAGCCGAAGTCGAAGCCACGGGCAAAGAAACCTGCG